CCTTTTGTGTTTTTGACAACACAATCACATAATCACCTTTCTCTTTTTGTGCAAGCTCTTCAACCTTCTTAATCAACTTTTGATGACCAATCGTTGGTGGATTCATTCTTCCAAATGCAAACACCATGGTCTTCAGTGCTCTATCAGGTTCAGATGGAGGCGTTGCGGGCCCTGACCAATCTTTTACTGCATTAAAGTTAGCAGAAGAAAATTCCATTCTATTTACTAACTTCACTGCATTACCTTTATTATCAATAGCAACATATCCTTCTGGGTCAGTTGCTTTAAATCCCTTTTCAGTTTCTATGAAGGTTCCTATACCTTGAGCAGTATTTAACTTCTTCACAAAAATATTTTTCAATGTCAACAAATCAACATACAAGGAAAACATCGTGCGAAGATTGCCACTATTTGTACGAAGATATTGTTGTATTTCTTTTATCAATCCCGCATAACGTTCTTTTGCCTTCCCAGTTTTCACCCCTGCTTCTTTCTTAGAAATTCTATCAACAATAAAGGTTTCTAACCCAGCGAGACTTCGCTGCGTTATTGGTGTCCCTGCACGAACTAAACTGTTCACATATATCTTGAACATATATCCTACAGTCAAGTCCACCGTCTGTTGTGATAACTCATCTAAGAACTTTCTCACTGCAATGGCGTTGTTTTTGGCAGACGCTAATTTTGAACTAACCGTTCGAGATTCCTGTGCCGTCAGCGTAACCTTACCAGAAATATCCTTGTAAGTTGCATCCTCAATCCAGGCGGTTTTAGATTTTAGCTTTGCTGCACTAACACCAAAAGATGCCGACAAAGTATTGACCGGACCTCTTCCTGAATATTTAGTATGAAACACTATTCCAAGGTTGGATTCTAATATCTTTTTCCCTAATGGATCATTCACAGGGACAGCATACATGATGGTGTTCGGCTTGAATGTCACATAATTTGTGTCATCAATGGTCTGCATCTTTTTTGTTTTCGGGGTGAACATCACATCCCCTTGTAGTATCTCTTTCATCCCTAGGGGTTGTAATTCACGATACACCACTTTAAGAGTTTCAGCCAATCCCCCTTCATGATATAAATCAACCATTTCTTCATTGAAGCAAAGCTTCATATTCTTGGCAAAGGCCCCGTGTTTTGTTGCCACGAAAAACAACTTTGTTTCCGGATCCTGACCCGCAACAATGGCAGGTGCCCCGTCCCATTTCACCGTGATATCCACAGAACTTCGTGCATTTCCTGAGAATAGCTGGAAAAGCGCCTCAACAAACGCAATGGATTGTTGGGCGCCTTTGTAACCTAGATTAATGATATCATCTTCTAGGTGTTCTAAATGTGTATTTTTCTTTCCAGTGCCAGCCATATGTCTAGTATAAAAGTACGGAGATACTACTATTTATACTTAGATACTAGAGATTAAATCCTCAACTTTCTTTTTTCTATCTAAAAGATGTTGAATGATATATCCTGAAACAAGATTTTCAAGAATATCTGCTAGTCTAGCAGCATTTTCCTCATTATCTACATCTTCATCTTCATCATATATGTCATTCTTAAAATCTGTGAACATTTGTTCATAGACAGGTAACGCCCGAGATAGCTCAGTAGTTAATCGTATAGTTTCCTTCTCACTCCAGTGTTCCCAATTTATCTCATACTCTTCGGCCATTCTTTCACCTAGTAGCTTGACAAATTCGAGGTCGTGCATTTTACACTCCTGGATACTGGACGTATCGTTTGAAACGTAACCCTCGTTCAAATTCTGCCAATTTAATTTTCCACATCTGCTTTACGTGTTTCTTTCTAGAAATCTTGACCATCTTCTTCATGTTATTGAGAATATGTTCATCACGCGCAAGCTGTTCCATAGAATCTCCTGTGTGAACTATAACCCGAGCTCCAGTAAACACTGGCATTTCTTCGGTCACGGGTTCTTCTAAAATTACCTCGTCAATCTTTTTAAAAAACTTGGAGGGCGTGAGCATCATGAACGTGAATGTTAAAAACACAGGTATATGATACCAATGAGTTGACAAACTTGTTATGATGCTCACTGCCGGCTCCATACGCTATTTAGCGTGAGAAAACAGTGCTGCCAGCACGACGATAGGCAGCGGCGACGATGGCACGTGAAGGGGTGCCCATACGATAGCTGGTGCCAGTTGAGGTGCGGTTCGTATAGACGCAGAAACCGTCGTTACGAAGGTCGTTTACACGGGCGCGAAGGTTACGAATGCCGAAACGGCTCCGAGCCTGAGCAGCAGTGAGGGAACGACCGGTTGAAAGATAACTGATAAGGCGCTCATTCTGTGTCATGATATTTCTCCTAATTGTGCCACACATTCAAAAAACCATTAGACGGTGGCGTTTAGCCTAATGGATAAAATAAAACGGTTTTTTAGCCTTAGGCCTAGGATAACCGTAAACCTTTTTTATATTACTTCGTGGTCTTCTTTGAGACCTTCGTCACCTTGGCCTTAGGAGCCTTAGTGGACTTAGGGATCAACCGACTAGTGGCGCGAGCCACAGCATCTTGCTGAACCTGGTCGAGATTGAGGGTGCTAGTCTGATTCTGAAGATACGACACTGCATCAGCCTTCGTCATAGCCTGGGGAAGTGCATGCCAGATGATTTCTGTGGCACCAATCTTCTGAAGAACCTTGCTCCGACGAACCTTCTCCACAGCAAAGCGAACCTTCACACCATTACATCCCTTACCACCTGTCGAGAAACCAATAAAGTTGACCTTGTCCGAATTACGCATAATGTTGCCTCCTGAGAAAGTTAGAGTTTTCACTACATCTTAAACATAACGAATCTACTACCAACTGTCAAGTCCCAGAAACATCAATTTCACCACTTGTATTTACCACTTCATGGAATCGTGAGAGGTCGCAGAACCCTTCGCCGAAACTGGCCAGACGGTCTAGATAATCCTGTTCATCTAAATCAACATCTGCCCAGATTCGCAAACTGGTACCTACTAGCTCCTTGGCGGTTCCAAGAAGGTCCATCGTATTTTCTGACATGGTGCGGCCCTCCGTGAGGTGTGAGATGAGGGTGTATTCCCTCTATTAAATATAACACCTTACGGACCATTTGTCAAGGCCTCGCTAAGTGCTTATTTTTCAATGACTTAGACAGGCGCCGGGCCCTGTGCAGAGGGGAGCCAACGCCATATTTTGCGCATTAATGACTTTTTCAATCGGCTCCAATCGGTTCCCTTGAATGCATCACGATAGCATTTGTAGCTGTACAGATTTTTTCTTTCATCAATATGCTTTAATACCGTACCAGGATTCATGCCACCATAATAATAGTTCACTTCCATGGCAATATCATGAGCATAGGCTTCAATCTCACACCATTCTCTAAGGTATTCAATTTGTTCTAACCGTTTCTTGGACAGTTTATCAGAATGGAATACTTTCACTTTTCTTGCTGCTTGTTCTGGACGAAATGCAAATTGACTTTCATGAATGAATTCATGTTGTATGATTTGTGACAACATGAACATGAATCCATTATATCGGGATTTAGTGAACGTGAACGTTTTCTTATTTGATGCAAAATGAACTCTAATCATTATGGCATTATTCTTTTTTTCTGTATCATAATAACCAGAGAAAGAATAATATTGCCGAGAGGTATTTGATTTATTCTTCAAATTCACATCTCGAACAATTTTCCCCCGAGCCTTGAGGGGTCGGAGGATTTTGTTCAAACGTCTACTAATCTGACCATATGTAAATTCCTGCCCAATTACTTCTTTGGGAGGAAAATGCTTTTCTATCTCTTTGTGTAACTTACTTGCCAAGTACATATTTCCCCCTGGATTAAGACACCTTCCCATATTTATATTTTAATGTTTTCAAAGTTTCTGTTAAACGTTTTTGAAGATATAAAATTAGGTTTTGTGTCCGCCTGGGCAGGAGTGTCATTTTTCAGAACACTTTTCTGTGCCTGAATATCCAAATCAAACAATTTCATTTTTGCTCTATCCACTCCTACCACAAATCTCTTATGATGATTAGGATCGGCATATCTGTTCTTTAATTGTTTGATTAAAATTTGGTCAAGTTTTTGTAAATCTTCTGTAGAGATTAAGGCGAACATAAAATCTGCTGTTGCCGGCAAACCAAAAGATTCTGATGTATCAGTCAGTTCTACATCACTATTGGAATATCCTGTTCGTGTGGTTTGTGTTGCCGACACAATCGGGACATTGAACTCCACAGCTAAACCACGAAGTTCTTCTGCAATACCCTTGATGTAGATGTAGCTGTTCACGCTGCCAGACATCTTGAAACGACTACTAGAACAGATGTTCAAATAATCCACAAAAATGATGTCAGGGCGGAACTCCTTCTTTAAACTCAATTCATTCAATAAGGCTCGGAAATGTCCTGTATGAGCCGAGGCTGTAGGATATTCCTTGATGATAAGTTGTCCTTCTGTCTTGTTCTTGATTCGGGAAATTCTATCATCAAACATCTGCTTAGGAAGATTCTTTAAATCATCCATAGTGACGTTCATCAGATTGGCATCAATACGTTCAGCGATGCGTTCCTCAGCCATTTCCAATGTGATGTACAGCACGTTCTTACCTTGTGACAAGCAGTTTGCTGCCATATGACACATGAACAAACTCTTACCTACACCCGTACCTGCCAAGGCAATGTTCAATGTTTTGTTAGGCAACCCACCTTTTGTGATTTTATTAAAAAATTCTAAATCAAATGGAATTCTTTCCTCTAGTTTGTGATAGAACTCAAACCTATTATCACTGTCCAGAAGATAGTCATGACCCACACTATTATCAAAGCTGACGCCGAGGGCGTCTTTGAGGATGTCGGGGATAGCCTCACTCGTAAACTTTGTATCTTTCCCATCAATGATTTGAATGGATTGAACAATTGCATTATACACCGCCTTGTCTTTACAGAACTTCTCGGTTTCATCTAAAATCCATTGTTTATTAGGCTGCGGAGTACCAAATTTATTTATAATTTCGGAAATTTTAGAAAATTCATCTTCAGTCAAATTTCTGTCATTTTGTAGAGAAATTTGCAACGCCTCGTTGCTAGGGGAATTGTTATACTCCTCTACGAAGTTTTTTACATGCTGGAATACCTTCCGTTCAGCCCAGTCTGTGAAATACTCATCCTTCAGGAAGGGTATCACCTTCCTCAGATAGTCCTCGTCCTTCAGTAGTTGATTCAGTATCACTAGTTCCAGTTTCATTATTCGCCGCCATGTTTTCAAGGATGTGTTGTAGTACCTTTCCTAGTTCCTCTTCAATTGCATTCTTACTTTCTTCTAACTTAATATGTTCTGGGAGGAATAACAAGTTATAATCGAAATTGATTTTTCCATTCCCATCTTCGTCCTCACCCATGAATTCAATTTTTCCAAAATTGAAATGTACACCTGTAAATTCTCCCTCGTTCAATTCAAT